CCTTCTGAGTGACCTCCACCGAGGCGTCGGTGTCGATGGCGATCTGCTTGGAGTCCACGCGCATGGTCTCGACGCGGCCCGCGGCCGCCTCCCAGGCGCTGGTGTTCTGGAACCGGGTGATGAGACCCGAGGCGTAGTCCTCGATGATCCATGAACCCGGGTTGACGGAACCGGCCATCGCCGGGCCTCCCTGGCACTCGAACGGACTGGGGGTACCCGGGCCCATCCGGTGCCACGAGTGCGTTACGCGCTCGCCCCATCCGGTGGCGTAGTGCTTGAGCAGATCATAACCTCACGACGCAAGCGACCCCCGCCACCGCAGTGACGAGGGTCGCTACCTGGGGTTTCGCAAAGGGACGATTCACCGCGTACCCAGCCCCAACGCGGGACAGCCTACCTCAGTCGTCGTCGCCGATGCCGAAGGCCTGCGCCATCTGCAGCTCGGTGGCGCTCTTGGGCTTCTCGGCCGGGCGACGTCCGCCACCGGCGTTGCCCGGGGTCCGGACGCGGCCGCCGCGGAACAGCTGCGGGTAGAGCCGTTTAACCTCGCGCAGTTCGTGCTCGAGGCCTTCGACTTCGCCGTCCTCGTTGAGGTCGAGGTCGTCGAGGTTGGCGAGCTTGAGGGTGCGGGTGAGCGCGGCCTTCGCGTCCTTGGCGTCCCTCGGGAAGGCCATGCCGAGGCTCTCGAGTACGGAGCGGCCCTGGCTGCGGATGATCGCCGGCATCAGCTCGGCGCGGGTGGCTTCCTTGGTGCGCTCGGTGATGTCCTCGATGTCGTCCTTGGTGAACTTGTCCTTGTCGCCGTCGGTGTCCGTGTCGTCCTTTTTGCCATTCTTGCCCTGCGCGCGAAGCCGCCACTTCTCGGCCTCGCGGGCAGCCCGGGTGCTGGAGCCGCGCAGGCGCTTCAGCTCGGCGCGCAGGTCCGCCTCGGACTTCCCGGCGTCCGGGTCGTCGTCTCCGGGTTCGTCCTCGGGGTCGTCGTCCGGGTCGTCGTCTCCGGGTTCGTCCTCGGGGTCGTCGTCCGGATCCGCGGCGCCCATGATTGGCCAAATCGGCTGGGGGCCGTCCTCACCGCGGCGGGGCGGTCGCGTGCCGAGCGCTTCGAGCCGGCACCCCGTGCGCGGATCGATCTTCCACGGATGCACGAGAGTGTTCGACATGGATGGCCTCCACTGGTCGCCTTACCTGTTCGGCGATGGTACCCGCCGGGGGAACGTCTTCGGGGTGCGCAGACGTCGCCGGGTTTCCTCGACCACCGAGCGGGGGAGCGTGGCCTTGGTCGCGAGCACGTGCTTGGCCGCGGCGACGCGGGCGGTGTCGCCTTCGGTGGGGCGGGCCCAGCCCTTGGCAGCTGAGCGCTCGGCTTCGCGCTTGAGCCCGGCGGCGAGCAGGCGGACCTTCGTGCGACGTACCACGCGAAGCTCGCACCGGCAGTGCGGATGGCTGCCCTCGTGCTCGCCGTCGGCGGTCTCGCGCCAGCCGGGGCCGCGGAAATCCGGGCGCCCGATGACGCTTTTCCACCGCGGCCCCCAGGTGCGCCCGCCCGGGAAGAGCTGGCCGGTGGCGGGGGGGACGTAGAGCCCCTGGTAGGCCAGGCAGCGCACACACGCGTCACGCTCGGCAACCCAGATGCACACCCACTCGTCGCCGAGGCTGGTGGCCTGCTCGAGCTGCTGCTCGGTGTGGTCGGCCACCAGCTCGCCCACGACGGCGCCGCGGACGTCGTTCTCCAACTTGGCCGGCTGGGCGATGGCTTCCTGGACCGCAGCGAACCCGCGCTTGGCGATCTTGCTGGGCGCGACGGCGCGGCGGACGCGCTCACGCCGGTACGCCTTGGCCCGTTCGACGTCGGCGGCGGGGACTTCGCGGGTGACGGAGTCGGCGGCCGCGTCCATCGCGTCGATGATCTCCTGAACGCCTTGGTCCACGGCGTCAGTCCAGATCGGCGGGAAGTCGATGGAGGGCGCCGGGGTTTCTCCGCCCGCAGTTACAGGACCCCCGGCGCCCGAGCGGAGTGCCGGCGCGATTCCGGTGAGGGCTGCGCCGGCACTCCTACCGAGTGGAGAACGCGAATTCTGCCCGGTGCCCGGGAGCGTACCAATCGAGCCGTAGAGCACGACCCAGAGGCGGGTCAAACGGCGCAGCACGGCCGCCGTCGTCGCGGTCATGATCGCGAACTCGGGCTGGGCCATGGCCGCGGCCTCGATCGGCGCCCACGGCTCGGTGGGCTGGGGGAGTTCAGGCGTCGGTGCCGTCATCGTCCAGCACCTCGGTCACGAACTTGCCGAAGATCTCGCTGGCTTGTTCGTCCGGGAGACCCATGACCTGGGCTGCTTGTCCCATGGCCTGGGCCGTGAGGGCGATCCGTTCGAGGGTGGACAGCTTGCCGTCGAGCTCGCTGGCCCAGCCGTCGCCCTCCTCGGGCAGATAGCCGGCTTCGATGAGAGCGGTGCGCATCGGGACGCCGGCGTCTTCCTTCGCCTTGACCGCCTCCCAGCCCTCGGTGTCGCTGACCTTCGAGCTGGGGGCCCAGGTGACGATGACGGTGGCGTCGGGTACGCCGAGCATGGCCAGGGCGCCTTCGCAAATCGCGGAGATGGGGCCGGCGAGCTGGTCCTTGAGCGATTCGACGCGGGAGAGCAGGTCGTCGATGCGGGCCATGCGACTCTGACCGCTCTCGACCTGGCCGGTGGGGTCGGTGACGTTCATCGGGGTGTCGGTGACCTCGCCGAGCAGGCGGATGTAGGCCACCAGTGGGTCCAGGAAAACGTCGGCAGGGGAGCCGTCGAGCTGACCGACGGCGCGGACGTTGGAGAGCTTGTTCATGGTGCCTGGGCGCGCGCTGGTGGCGCCGGAGCCGGGGGCGTTAGGGGCTTCGCGAGTGCTCCCGTCGCCCCAGTCGGCCAGCCCGGCGCCGCGGGTGTTGGCCTCGGCGAGCTGGAAGCGGTAAGGCCAGCCGTTCCAGTCGATGCCGGACAGGTGGGTGGCCATGATCTTGGTGATGGCGTTCTGCGGGCCGTAGGCGTCGAAATGCTCGGGCCGGCCGTAGGGGCGCTCGGTGCGGCCGTGGGTGATGGGGAGGCCGTGCCCGTAGGTGATGATGTGCGCGGTGTCGGGGTCGTCGCTCTCGTCGGCGTCGCCGGTGTAGGGCTGGAACTGGTCGTCCGCCCAGACCACACCACCGGCCATCTTCTCGATGGACACGAACCGCTCAACGCGGTCCTCGTAGTACAGGTTCACCCGCAGGCGTTCGTCCTCGCCGTCGCCGACGCACCACGAGTCGATGACGTACTCGATTTCCCGCTCGTTCTCGGGGTCGTAGATGGCGCGCATGGAGGTCGGGTCGCGGACGAAGATGTCCACCCGGGCTGCGGTCCCGTCGGCGTTGAGCGCGGCCTTCGGGTTCGGCCAGCGCAACAGGTAGGCGTCGCCGTACTCGCACACCTTCTCGATGAACCGGGGAAGCTCGACGTCGAAATCGTTGGGCCCGGCGATCTCGTCGGTGAGCCGAGCGGTGGCGGCTTCGTCGTCGGCCACCGCGAGGGAGCGCACCTTGAGCCGGTTGGTGCGGGACTTTACGGCCTTGCGGGCGACGTTGGCGCGGTACTTCTTGCCGGACTTCTCGATGACGGTGCGGATGGCTTCGTTGGCGACGATCTCGCGGGCGGTGCCGTCGAACATCTTGCGGGCGAGGGTGTAGGCGGGGCGGTGCGCGTCGAGGGCGTATAGCCCCTTGGTGAGGTCGGACACTGATCCTCCGTGCGGTGCGCTGCGGTGTGGTGTCCGGCGATCATCGCACGGCTACGCGTACGCCGAGGAGTGCTCGGCGACGTCGCCGGTCGCGCCGGCGCCCGGCTTGCGGACCTCTTCCGGCGAAAGCCAGTAGAGCGTGCCGAGGGTGACGGCGTCCACGTCGTCGTCGTGGGCGACCATCGGGAACGCGCACATCGTGCCTTCGGCCTGCGGGAAGTTACTCACGAGTTGGCCCTGCTCGAGGTGGCCGAGATGCTTCACCTGGGTGGGGCGTGCCTGGTACTTGTTCAGCGCGTGCGCGGCCCGGACCTCTTTCGGGTGGTGGACGTGGAGCAGCTCGACCTCGACGGGCAGGTCGGCGAAGCTCTCCTCCCAGAGCGCGCCGCCCTGGTTGTCCTCGACGCAGATGCGGCGGATCCAGGGGAAGCGGTTGCACAGCGTCATGATGTGGTCACGGAGGCTGCGCCCGACCTTGCGGACGCGCTCCACGTGCAGCACTTCGAGGTGCCCGGGTTCGTTCCGCTCGAGCTCGGCCCGGCTCGGCCACGGGTAGGAGACCACGGCGAGCCCGGTGTAGTCCGAGGTGGCGGTGGCGGTGACGGCCGGGTCGACGAACAGCGCGCACCGGGTCGAGACCGTTGGCTCGGTGATGTAGGTGAAGTCCTGCTCCGTCCACATGCCCTCGTCGCCGAGGCTGGGCATGTTGTCCAGCTCCATGCGGTACATCCGGGTGTGCTGGATGCTCTTGAGGTACTCGGTGCTCCACTTCGCCGGCCAGCAGCTGACCAGCTCGCCGGTGGCAGGGTCCTCTATGAGCGGCCGGTAGTGGTGCACGCGAATGCGCTGCTCGCGCACCCACTTCAGCTCCTCGGCGTTGACGTCCTGCGGGGCGCCGGAGACCGAGCGGCCCAGCTGGTGGGTCAGGCCGTCATACATCGTGGTGGTGCCCACCCAGGACCAGATTGCGTTGACGTTATAGAACCCGATCGCGCCGGTAATCGTCTTCTTGCGCTGTTCGGCCTGGTAGACGCTGTAGTTGGCCTCGGAGTTCTCGACGTCGTCGAGGATGATCACGTTCGCGCGCCGGCCGTCGATGCTCGAGCCCAGCACTGAGGAGTCCATGCCCTTGGCGGTGATGATCACGCCGGACTCCGATAGGTACTCGCTGATGGTGTCGTGCTCGGCGCGCTTGCCGGTCATGCGCGGCAAGCAGAACTCGGGGAAGTCGTAGCGCAGCAGCGGGTTGGTGCGGCGCTCGGTGTGGATCGCCATCATGTGCTCGCCCGCGGTGGAGCTGGTGCGGGAGAAGATCGCGAAGTAGTCCTTGTGGCGGTAGCAGCCGGCCCAGATCGGCCCGATACGGAAGTGCACGGTGCTCTTCGCCGAGCCGCGGGGGGCGATCCAAGCGTCGCGGTTCTCCATCGGGCCCTGGTAGCCGGGCCAAGTCAGGAACCACTCGTAGGACCCGGCGTGCAGCGGGGCGAAGGTGATGTTGCCCGCGTCGTCGGTCAGCCACCGGCGGTGATACATGAGCGCGAAGGCCAGCGGGTCCAGCCTGCCGACGGCCCGCCGGCCTTCGCGGCTCTTGAGCAGCCGCGGATCGTAGTGGCGGTCGAGGTAGTCGCGCCAGTGGAACCCGGGCTGCCAGATCTGGGCGTAGTCGCCGCGGCGGTTGGGCCTCTCCACCGCCATGGCGCTACTCGTCGTTCCGCTCGCCGTCCCCGAGGGGGCAGCTGGTGAGATCAGCGATCGTGATCGGCGGGCGGTCGACCCGCACCATGGGCATCGACTCGAGCGCGCGCAGCATCTCCGACGTGTACTCGACGGTGCCGAACACTTCCCACAGCCGGTGCGGTTCCATCGCTACACCGCGATGACGCCGAACGCCACCAGCGCGCCGGCGAGGGCGAGCACGGCAGCGATCGCACCCCAGAGCCACGGCACGCGCCCGGTCGGGACCACCGAGCCGAGAGCCAGCGCCATCACCGCGAGGCAGAGCAACCCGAGCGCGATCACGGCTTCACGCCCTGTCTGGCCTGTGCCACGGCGGAGTCGAACTCCGAGAGAGCGTGCTCGCCCGCGTCCGCGAGGTCCCGGATGAACTCGCGCGCCTTCTCGATCAGCGGGTCGGCGTCGTTGCTGCGCTGCCCGATGGCGCCGTAGGGGTCGCTGCGCAGGCCCAGCTGCTCGCGTGCGGCGTTGAACCGCTCGAACCAGGCGTTGACGTCGCCGAGCTCGAAGAACTGGCCGGCGGCCACGGTGTAGAGCAGGCGGGCGCCTTCGTCGAGCAGCTGGCGCGCAGTGGCCTGACCGTCGAGGTCCATCGAAGCGGGCTGCGTCATGACTCAGGCCTCGGTCTCGGACACGGTGAAGGTGTAGGCCTTGCCGAGCTCGAACCGCTCACCGATCTCGTCCTTGACGGTGAATTTGATGTCTGCGACCGGAGTGGCGGTGGCCCACTCCCGGTTCCGGCCGTCCTGATAGTCGGTCGTGAACTGGAGCGCACACTGAGCGTGCTCACCTGAACCCGACAGGGTCTTGCTGCTCAGCCGCATCTTCAGTGTGGTGTTCATCGTGGTGTCCGTTCGCCGGGGGTCTTGGTGGGGTGGCGGCTCTGCCAGGCCTCGATCATGCGGTGGGTGTCCCGGAGCCGCTCCAGATGCCCGACGGGGGGAGCCGGCGCCGAGGCACGCAGCGTAGTACGCGTCCAGCACCGCGGGGAGCAGGCGATCCTGGGCGCGGAAGACGACCACGGGTTCGTCTTCGCCGATGTCCCCGTGCTCGAGGGTGACGCGGCCGTACTTGGTGTCGATGGCCATCAGCTGTTCGAGGCGTTGTCGTCGTCTTCGAGGCGCTCGCGCAGGTCGGCCTTCGTGCCCGAGGTCTGCAGGCCACGGCGGCGGGCCTCCTCCTGCAGCTCCAGTAACGTCGCCGCCTCATAGTCGATGCCGGTGCCCGGCACGCCGCCGTCGTCGGCCGCGCCCGGGTACGCGGTGTCGGTGCCTGCGGCGTGCCGGGCCTCGCGCTGCTGGACCGGGACATCCTCGCCGCGCGCGGCCTGGACGGCGTCGGAGTAGGCGGGGCTGCCGAGCGGCTGGCCGAAGCGTGCCTTCTCGGCGTGATACTCGCGCAGCCACTGATCGATCTCGGGATCTACGGCGCCCCGGTTGTCCGCTTCCTGGTCATCACGCGCGGTCGTGATCAGGTTGGCCGCGCGGTCCAGCAGCTGGGCCACGTACTCGTTCGGGTGCGCTTCCATGGTCATCCCTCCGGGGTCTCGCCCCACGGCGGGAGCGGGAAGTGTTCGATCCGCACGATGCGATCGGTGGCCACCAAAGCATCCTCCAGCGTGCGCATGAACGCACGCCCGCCGACCTCGGTGTAGCCGATGAGCAGCTCACCTGCGAGCCCCTCGGGCTGGTCGAACGGTACCCAGTAACGTTTCGGCTGTTCGTCACCGCCTTCGTCCACCCACACCTCAATGACGGGGGTGTTCGGGTCGATCGCGCCCTCGGCCACGGTGGTCCCTTCACTGGTCTGGGGCCCGGCGCGGACCAGTGAGAACGCGCCGGGCGGTGGTTAGTTTTCCACACCCACCGGGTCAGTGTCGCGTGCGTCTCGCGCATCGAGCTCACCGACCAGATCGGCGATCGCGCGGTCGGTCTCGGTGACCACGGTGACCTCGGTGCGGACGGTCGCGTTGTAGCCGAAGAGCTTGGCCATGGCCTCGGCGTTCTTGAGCATCAGGTCCTCGAACCCGCGCACCTGGGCCAGCGCCTGGACGCTCGGCCCGTCGTCCCGGATCGTCCGGCCCTCGTCGCGGATGACGCCGCCGGTCGCCGAGTAGGCGACGTGCCGGCGGTCGTGGATCGCCCACGCCGCAGCGAGGCCCTTCTCCAGCCGGGTGCGCTGCTCGAGCAGCCGCTCGAACTCGCGGGTGACGTGTTCCTTGGCCAGCGGTAGCACGTAGGCGTTGGCGTACTCGCGCAGCAGCACGCCCACGGTGACGTGCGAGATGCGCTTGTAGCCCTCGTCGGCCATGAGCCTGGCCACGTCGCGGTAGCTCTTGCCGCTCAGGCTCAGCTCGAACGCCCGCCGAGCGCGGTCGATGCGCTCGGCGGGGTTGCGTGGCCGGTTAGCCATCGTTAGTTACCCGGAGTAAGTTGCACGAGCCTCATGTGCGCAGTGTGCCATACGCCCGCAAGTCCGCTGGTCACGCGGCTGACTGCCAGACCGCGGCGGGTTCGTCGGCCTCCACCGTGATCGGCACCGGTCCGAGCTGGGTGGTCATGCACCGAACCAAGTAGTCCGTCGCCGCGGGGGCGTCCGCAGCCGGCACCATCGCCACGATCTCGTCATGCACGGGGAGCACGATACCCCCGGCGTACGGACCCTGCTCCCAGCGGATGAGCGCGTCCACGAGCAGCTCGCGGGCGGTGCCCTGAATGATGTAGTTCGGGGCCTTGTGCGGCAAGCGGGGATCGAGGTGGATCACCCGTCCGGAGTACGTCCGGTACTCGCGCAGCCCGTTCTTGACGGCCTGGCGAACCTGGGCGCTCCACGCGGCCAGCTGGGGGGCGAGGGCGTCGAGGATGGCCACGAGCCGGTCCACCATCGAGATGTCCAGGCCCGTCTGGGCGGCCAGTGTCGGCGCGCTGCCGCCGTAGAGCCGGCCGAAGACGACGCGCTTGACGTTGTAGCGGTTCGCCTTCGTGAACCCCGGCCCGTAGGCCTGGTTGGCGATCATGGCGTGTAGGTCGTGGTGCACGCAGGTCGCGCCGGCCTGGCATGTCGGGCACATGATGGCCCCGTTGATCATCGCGATGAGGTTGCGGTCGCCGGACACGTAGGCGGCGACGCGGACTTCCACCGAGCTGAAGTCGGCGGCGATGAGCAGCGTACCGGGGTCGGCGGCGATGCACTCACGCAGGCCGCCTTCGCGAGCCACTTGCTGGAGGTTCGGGCGGACGCAGCTCATGCGGCCAGTGTCGGCGCCGAGAGTGTAGATCGTCGGGTAGGTGCGGGAGTCGCCGTGCTCGGTGGAGCGGGCCCAAGGGCGGATCATGTTCTTGAGCACGGTGGCGTCATCACGCCATTCCATGATCGTTTTGGCCAGTTCGCCAAGTTCGCCAGGGGCGTGCTGCAGCTTCTCCAGGACGTCCTTGGCGCCCGAGTCGTTACCGCCCTTGGTCTGCGGGAGGATCGCGCCGAGGGCGCGCAGCCGTTCGGTGACCTGCTTCGGGGAGTCCGGGTTCTCCACCCCCAGCTCGCGGATCCGGGTGAGCTTGGCCGCGGCGCGCGGTTCCCGCTCGCTCAGTTGCGCCCTGACGGCCGGGCCGTCGATGGCGAGCCCGAGATACGGGAGCTTGGCCACTACGCGCTCAGCGACGATCTCGCGAGCCATGACGGCGGGGTCTGGCTGGGGGAGCTTGAGGCGCAGGGCCGAGCAGTCCAGCACGTCGGCCATGGCGTAGCGGGCCATGGTGGCGCAGCGGCGGTCCACCTGCAACCACCCGTTGCGCTCATCCGGGGTGTCGTGCTCCAGCTTCCAGATCCACCCCGCTGCGTCGCCGAGTGCCTTGCGGGCGTCTTCGGCGGCGGGGGAGAGCGCGGCGTCGCCGAGTACGGCGGCCGAGGTCTCCTTGAGGCCGTCACCGTTGGCGGTCAGGGCTGGGTCGGTGAGCTTGACGATGGTGGCGACGTCGATGCACTTGGCCAGCATCACGGCGTACTCGGCGATGCCCAGGCGGGCGAGCGGCACCAGGTCGGCGGTGTAGCTGAAGGCCTCGAGCTCGGCCGCCTCGGCGATCAGGGTGGCCGCGATCGCGCGGTGCTCGGGGTCGTGCGCGTCGAGGTCGATGGCTTCGGCCCAGTCGCCGAGCTGGATCGTCTGGGTGGCGTACTCGGGATGCCAGAGCGGCCGGGCGTTGGTCTCGCAGTCCACGGCGATCCGGCCGCCGTTGCGGGCGATGGCGGCGCGCCCGATGGCCAGCGCCTCGGCGGCGGTGACTTCGCGGGGGTCCTCGCCGCGGCGCATGGCGGCAGGCAGGGTCAGTGTCGGCCCGGCCGCGGCAGCGATCTTGCCGAGCTTGATCGCTTCGCGTTCCTTCGCCTTTCGCTCACGGATCGTGAGCACTCCGGGAGGGGTCTGCTGGGAGCCTTCGCACCGGAGGGCGCCCCGGTCCTGACTGGTCCGGTGGACCATGAACTTGATCGACTTTGTGAGCTTCGTCGGCGTCCCGCACCACGCGCATTTGATCACCGATCCAGGCTCCGGCTGGTCCGCGAGAACCGAGGGCTGTGACGGGTGGGCGTGACGGGTGACGGGTACGTTTCCTATGCTCCGCTCATATCCCTCTTCTCCCCCCTCTACCCTTTTCTCCCCGCTAGAACTATAAGAACCCGTCACACCAGTCACAGGGGGGGTCGAAACAAGGGTTGAGCTGGCTGTTTCGGTGTGACGGGTTTGCGGCGCCAACCCGTCATGACCCGTCACCAACCCGTCACCGCTGGGCTGAATCGCCCAACTGACGTCGCCGCCGTTGGCGAGAACCAGCGGGCGGCGTTTTCCGTGACGGGTATGTGACGGGCCGAAGCCCAAAGCCGTCACGGCCCGGCCCCACGCTGTTTCGGTGGGAATCGCGCGCTCGGAGATGATCGGGTTGTCGCGGTACCAGAGCACGAAATTCTGGTAGAGGTCGTGGCTGGGGGTGCCGGTTTCCGAGGGGCGGGTACGGGCGGCGATCCAGGCGGCGAAGTAGTTCTGAGTGCCGGCGATCTCCGCCACCATCTCACGCACCGTAGCCGGTGCGGCGGCGTTGAGCGCACTGCTGCGGTCGTCGAGCCAGGCCGCGGACTGGAAGACCATCGCCGCGAGGATGGCCGGCGCCTCCCGCTCCAGCACCGCCGGGGCGAGTGCTTCCCGGGCCGCGCGGACGGCGGCTTGGTCCCCTTCGCACGGGATGATCCGCATCCGCGCGGCCAGCGCGGCGTCGGAGATGAGCGGTTCGTCGTTGGTGGTCATCACCAGCGTGTGGGTGGGGGCGAAGGTGATCGGGTTCTGGTTCATGGCGTTGCCGGTGAGCTCGGTCCCGCCGGTGAGCTGCTTGAGCCGCTCGGTGGCCAGCTGCCCGCGCCGCGGGCCCTCGTCGATGAACGACAGGCGCCGACCTTTGAGGGCGTAGACGATCGAGGCGTGGGCGTTGGCCGCGCGGTCGATGCGCTCGG